AATCCGATGATCTCCGCATTCGGTTCGGTCGCCGCGGTCACGAGCGCCATCGCCGCCGCCCCGATGCGCGGACTGATGCCCGGCATGCCCGCGATCTGCCCACCGGTCATGCTGCCGGAGACGTCGACCGAGAGCCGGATGCGCTTCCCGGTCGGCTCGATGGTCTTGAACGCCAGGTAGAACGCCTCGTCCAGCGCGGTGATGACCTTCTTGACCGGCGTCCACTTGAGCGAGCCCTTTTCGCCGTGGCCCTGTTCGTAGATTTTGAGCGCGACCAGCAGCGCGAGCGGGTGCACGCGCGCCTTGCGCAACCGATCCACGTCGCCGAGCCGATCTGCCACGATCCGCGCCGCCTCCGAACCCATGTCGATGAGCCCGACGCTCGTCATCTTGCCGAGGTTGCGGACCATGGCCGTCATCGGCATGCCGTCCAGCAGCGCCGCCCACACCTCCGGCGCGTTGAGCAACTCGGACGGCAACGCCTCGCGCGGGAGGTTCGTCTCGCGGATGCTCGTCACGGCAGCGCGAACCCGCCCCTCGCCCTCGGTGCGCGGGATCAACTCCTTGGCGCGAATGACCGGCGGGACATGCGCCCACTCGCCCAACTTGTCGAGCGGAGTTCCTTCCCATGTCCATCCGTCGACGATCCACTTCATCACCGCGTTCAAACCCGGATCGCCCGTCTTCGGGTGGACCTGGCGGAGGATGTCCGACAGCGCCCAGCCGTCCCGGCTCTGGTACTTGACCGCCTGGTACGCCAACGCGTCCGGCGTCTTGGACAGGAACCAGTTGGCGAACGCGCGCTGGATCACCCGGCTCGTCAGCTTCTTCCCGCCGCCGAGCGCCTTGAGATAGGCGGCCATGTGGAGCAGGTGGGTGCCGGTCCGCACGACATCGTCGAAATGCGCCGCCGCCGAGCGCCGTGTCGTCACGTCCGGGTGCCGCAGCGCCATTGCCAGCGCGAGCAGGGCCGGTTCGTTCTTGGGCGCGCGCCCCTCGGTGCTGATTGCCGCAATCACCCCAACGGTTCGCGATCCGTCTTCGTCCAGGCAGGCGCGCACGACGCCGACGTTCTCGATCGAGAGCTCGCGCTCGCCGACGTAGAAGCTGCCGCCCTGCGTGCCCAGAATCAGGAACCGGTTGAGCCGGGTCCAGTTGTCGGACTTCGAGACGATCCCTCCCTCGTGGGATTGCGTTTCGTGGTCGGCCAGCGGCCGCACCGGCTTGATCGTCGCCGCTTCCAAGTAGGTCGTAACCAACGCGTCCTCCTTGACGTGTGCCCGCACCGAATGTGGGACCATCGGAGTCTAGCGGAGAAAGCGCTAATTTGGAAGTGTTGCTCCCATTAGGCGTGTACCGTGCCGCTCAATGGGCCTGATGGCAGGCCGGAGGAGTGTGCATGGATCCGACTCAGTTTGCGCCGGGCGCCGGCGCGCCGCCATTCGCCGCCGAACCAACCCTGCTTGACTCCAATACCGGATTGGGGGCTAGCGGTGTTGAGGGGACTCCCACCGCGGACGCTGTCGCTCCTCCGGGCGCGACGCAGCCGATCGCGGGCATGGGTGCGCCGGATGCCGCCGCGACGCCACCGAGCACACCGTCGACCGCCACCCAACCGGCGGCGCCCCAGTTCGCCCCTGAGCAGGTTGCGCAGTGGCAGCAGGACGCGCAGCGGTTCGCACAGGTTCGCCAGGAGTTGCAGCAGCTCGCGCAAGCGCAAGAGCAGCAGCGGCGAGAGGCGGAGGCGGAACGCCTGAGCCAGCAGCGCATCGACGCGATTTACGCGACGGCGCGCAACATGGAGCCGGAAGCGGGGCTCGAGTACATCCGCCAGCAGGAGGGCGTCGAACGCGCCCGGCTGCGTGGCGAAGTGCAGCAGATCCAGCAGCAGAGCCAGCAGCAGTTGTACCAGGCGCTTCAACAGGCGTCGGCGCCGCTGTACGCGCAGCACTTGGCGAAGACCAACGGTCTCCCCGCCGAGTATGCCGAGCGACTCGCGATGTTACCCCCGCAGCAGATGGATGCCTACCTTCCGGTGCTCCTCCAGGAATACCGGAACGCGCAGGCGATCCAGACCCAGCTTCAACAGGCCCTTGCCCAAATCGACCAACTCAGACGGAGCCAGCAGGCCGGAACGATGGCCGCGCAGGGCGTGCAGACGGGCGCGGGTGCCGGGGTTTCTCCGGTGCCGGGCAACCCGAACGGCAACGTCCAACCGGGATCGCCCGACCACTTGCTGAGCCTTCCGGGTGTGGCTGCCCTGTTCGGGATGCGTCCCGCGGGCGGCTAGGGAGCCTAGATCATGGCCGGATCGGTTCTTCGCGCGGGGTTGACGAACTTCCCCGTCAGCGTGACCGGGGGACACATCCCCGACGACAACCTGATTATCGACGTGTCGACGTGGGCGGAGGCGCTGGAACCGCGCAAGACCCCGCTGTTGACCATGTTCGGCATGGGTGCGCCGATCAATACGCGCCCGCACTACTTCGGACAGTCCTTCCGCGTGGCGCTGGAAACCACCGTCGCCGAAGCGCTGGACAACTCCGAAACCGGCATCGACGTCGCCAGCGGCACGGGCAAGCTCTTCCAGAAGAACACCCTCTTCGAGGTTGTGGACTTCATCGCGGGCTCGTCCACGATCCTGGATCAGTCCACCGCCGAGGTGATGCTCGTCACCGCCGATCCGGCGGCCGACACGCTGACCGTTGAGCGCGGGTACGCGGGCACCTCCGCGGTCTCCCACTCGAGCGGCGCGTTCCTGCGCATCATCGGTATCGCCGAGGCGCAGCTCACCACGCACAGCATCTCTCCGGTCGCGCGCGGTACGCGGAACTACAACTACGTGCAGCGCATGGCGGGCGGTGTGAAGCAGGACAAGGCGGCGCAGAGCACGCCGACCTGGGAGCACAAGTCCAACCCGATGATCGCGGACTTCGAGGAAGAGCAGAAGCGACAGAAGCTCCTCCTGGAAATGTCGATCTGGCACGGACGCCGGTACGCCGGCAACAACGACACGACCCCGAAGCCGGCCACCATGGGCGGCCTGGGCGTCTTCATCACGACCAATGTCACCAACATGGCGCAGGCCAAGCTCACCCCGCGGGTGCTCGAGGCCGAACTCCGCGACCTGGCGAAGAACACGGACGGCGGGCCGGAGGGGCTGATGCTCCTCATGTCCTACGAAACCGCCGCGATCTTCGACATGCTGATCGACCCCATCCGGATGGCGACGGCGAACGACAACGAGCTCAATCTCACGATCGAGCGCGTCAAGTTCCGCTTCGGCACCTTCGACATCATGGTGTCGCACAACGCGCCCAACGGCGTGATCTATGGGATCCGCAAGGAGAACATCAAGGTCCGCCCGTTCGAGGGGCTCAACTGGCACGTCTCCAAGAAGGAAGGCAAGGTCCACGGCGTCGACCACGACGAGTGGTACGTCTCCGGCGACTTCACGCTCGAGGTCCTCAAGGAGCACAGCATGTTCAAGCTGCACTCCTTCAATGAGAACCTGAGCGCCTACGACGCCTACTCCACCTGGGCCTCCTAACGAGGCGATGACGTAACCGCGCGGGGGCCATCGTGGCTCCCGCGCTCGCAGACCGAGGGATGGCATGAGTGGATCGAACGGACGAATGACGGCGCGGAACGCGCGCGCACCACGGGGCGCGGAGAACGTCGACCCGTTGACGGGGCGCGAGCTCGACGGGCTCCGGCCGGACATCGAGACGGCGGACGACACCACCCCGCCTCCGGCGCCGGAGCCAGATGTCGCGGAGTTGCACCGAGAACTCGCGGCGTTGCGGGCGGAACTGGAAGAGCGCGACGCGATCGCGGCGGCCGCCGCGGCGGAGAAGACCCCCGACTTCAAGCCGGTCCGCGTGTGGACGGCGGGACCGGGGATGCCGCGCGAAAAGATCTTCGTCCAGGGGGTCCACGGTGGGCTCAAGCCGGCAGCGGACGGAGCCTACTACCTGACCACCCCGGTGCTCGAGGCGGCGGCGCGGGGCGCGCTCAAGGGGCGCTGGTGGGTGGATGACATCCCGGAGGGGGAGCCACCGGCCAAGTGCGATCAGTGCGGGTGGACCTGCCGCTCCAACCGCGCCATGAACCAACACCTGAACCACGCACACGGGCGCCCGCAGGCGGACGGTTAGTCCGCTTCGACGCCTGAGAGAGAGAGAGGAACCCACGATGTACAGTCGGCCCAAGGCCAGCTCCGGCGGCGGATGCGACATCTACAAGAAGGTCTCGGCGGCGTCGGACAACGCGGCCGTGGTCAAGGCCACGGCGGGGCAGATCTACACCATCATCGCGAACAACGTGAACGCGGCGGTGCGGTACTTGAAGCTCTACAACTTGGCGGAAGCGCCGACCGTCGGCACCGACGTGCCGGTGATGACACTGGCGATTCCGGCCGCGTCGGTCCAGCGCTTCGACTTCCCGCTGGGCATCGCGTTCGACACGGGCATCGCCATCGCGACCACGACGGAGGCGACGGACGCCGGCACCACCGGCATCTCCGCGAACGAGACCGTCATCAACATCGCGTACAAGTAACCGCTTTCGCGGCTAGCCTGGCAACGGGCTAGCCGCTCCGAAAGGAGCGCGGCATGTCAAAAACGTGGGTTGGCGTTGAAACAGCAGTGGCGGTGCAGTCCGCCACCCATCAAGCCACAGCCGCGCCGGACTCCAGTACCGACGGGTTCTTGCTTGCCAGCAATCTTGGGCGCCGTGGGCGACAACCGATCGGCCGCGTCCGCACCTTCTTCGACTACAGCGGTTCCGTCACCGCCTGCAACGTGCGGATCTACACCCGTGAGCCGGGCGGGACCGCCTGGTATCGCGGGATCAGCACCAACGAGTCCGGGTATCCGCTCGCACCCGCGTCCGGAGACGAATCGCGCGATTGGGACGTGGGCGAGAACGTCGAGTTCACGTTCGTGGTGGAGGCGATCTCTCCGGGCACGAGCGGCAACACGGTGGCGATCAAGGCGGCGGGGGTGGAAAGATAGTGCTTACCTGCCCATCTGCCTACGAAAATGGTACAATTGTGCCAATTCAACCGAATGCCCCTGCGGTGTTGGTAGCACCCAGGGGCGTGGCCGTACGACATAGGAGGTCGTCAGGCGTGGGTACTCTATCCATTCCCCTTACACAAGGCAAGTCTGCGCTGATCGACGATGAGGACGCCGCGCTCATCACCGGTCATCGCTGGTATGCGGCGTATCACCCCAGCCCGTGTGGTGGTCGCTGGTACGCGCTTGCGCGGATCGACGGCAGGAACGTTTACATGCATCGCCTGCTGATGGGGCATCCCGAGTTGTGGGTTGACCACAAGAACGGCGACGGGCTCGACAATCGGCGCTCTGCCAATCTTCGCCTCGCGACTCCGGCACAGAACAGTGTCAACCGATCACACGAACCGCGCGGTAATAGCGGCTATCGCGGCGTCATATTCGACCGTGGGAAGTGGCGAGTGGTCGTCCAGGTGAACGGCAAGCGGTATCAGAAGCGAACGGCGGTAACGGCAGAAGAAGCCGCCCGGCAGTACGACGAGATGGCTCGCGAACTCCTTGGCGATTTTGCGGTCCTCAACTTCCCCGAACAGGAGGTGTCAAGATGAGCGCGCCGACTGGATTGGTGCTGCCGATCCCCGTAGATGACACGGTTGTTATCCAGTCCTACGACCTCAAAACCGGCGCGGGGGGAGATGGCGGCGTAACAGCCAACGTTGCATACCTCGTTAGATTCCGAGTGCTGAAGGCAGAAACGCTGTCTTCTATAAGTTATTGGTGGGTCAGCACATCGGGCAACGTTGATGTTGGCATCTACTCCGACGACGGCGCAACATACACACGCCTGAGCAGCAACGGCGGAACGCCCACGCCGAGCGGCGGGTCGCAAATCCACGCTGTCACATTCTCTGCCGCCCAATGTGTCCCCGGCATCAATTACGCGATGGCGTTCGCGTTGGATCGCGCGTCAGTATCAATCCGGCGATCGGCGTCGTTGCTGTCGAACGGGCTTGGCATTGGTCGTCAGTTGATGGCAAAGGCGTCGAGTTATCCATTGCCAGCAACAATTGCCAGCGCGTCAGCCGCAGGTACCTGCCCGTGGATGGCGGTGACGTAATGCCGCCGATAACTCCGCGACCGCCACGCATCATTCCAGACCTCGCTCGCGGCACTCGTACCGTGGGGATCGGTGACAGCATTATGCGCGGGCTGTCGTCGGCAACGGAATATGGCCGCAAATCCTGGTTTGACATGGGGTGCTTGATGTCAAACCAGCGCATCCTACGCTGGGGGAATCTCGGCGCCGATGGCGAGACGACCGCGCAAATCCTCGCCCGGGTTGACGACGTGATCGCGCTTCGCCCCGCGCGCTGCGTCGTCTACGGCGGAACCAACGACGTGATCGCGCAGTACAGCACGGCGACGATCATGGCGAATCTGACGGCTCTCTACCGCACGCTGCGCGGCGCAGGCATCGAGCCGATCGCATGTACCATCCTGCCGATCTACCTACCCGCATTCGAGACGACCTACCGCGCCGCCATCCAGAAGCTCAACGCCAACATCGCGTACTACGCCCAGACGAACGGGATGCACCTCCTCGACCTGTATGGAGCGTCTGTCGATCCGACGACGGGCGACTTTATCGACGGGTACGACACGGACGGCGAGCATCCACACGGAACAGGAGCGGGGGTGCTCGGCGCGCTAATGGCGGAAAAACTCGCGCCGCTCTACCCAGAGGTCTACCCGTGGTTCAGCTCGTGCGGCACGGACGCGTCGAATTTCATCACGAATGGGCTATTCCTGACAGACAGCAACGCGGACGGCATCGCGGACAACTGGAGCAAATCCGGCGCAACGCCAACAGCGTCACTCGTTGCTGAATCTGGCGTGATTGTTGGGAATTGGCAGCAACTCGTCTGGGCATCACCGGGACAAACGGTGCTCCAGCAGAACATCACGCGATCAAACGTTGGGGCGATTGGCGATCGCATTGCGTTCGGTGGGCGTGTGCAGTACGAGACGAGCAGCGGCATGTGGTGCTATGTCACGCTGTCGTTCTACGACGCGACACCGACGAAGATTTCGTCGCTTTACCCACTGAACAACTGGTCAGAGCCAATCACAGATGGAGCGTTCTGGATGGAAACCGAGATTCCCGCGAACACGAACCTCATCCAGATCATCATCGGCAACGGAGCGACACAAACCGGCACGCTGCGCGTCGGGCAACTCACGTTACGCAACCTCACCACGCTGGGGGTGTTCTAGCATGAGCCTCACCGCCGTCGTGAATCAGAGCATTAGTATCCCGTTCACCCTGCTCGACAGCCTGGGCGATCCCGAGACGGGCAAGGTCAACGGCGACTTCACCAAGAGCGCCTACCTCGTCAGCACGCCCGCCACAACCGCCAGCCCGAGCGTGACCGAGAACGCGAGCGGCACGTACCGGATCGCGTTCACCCCAACAGCGGTGGGGATATGGCACGTCACGTGGTCCTGTTCGGTGGACGGCGAGACGGTGCGGTACGAGGAAACGGTGCAGGTCGTGACGGCGAGCCAGGGCGATCCGCTCTCGGCGTCTGCCACTGGCTATGCGGGGAACACGATTGGCGGCCGCATTTCACTCATCACACCGGGGCGGGGGTAGGCCGTGGGTGTCTATGTTGTCGGGGATGAAATCTCGGAGTCTTTGTATGTTGGCGCGACTGGACTGACATTTACGCGCATTGCCTCATATATCAACGGCGACCCGGTGACATGGAGCCCGACGTTCGTTGAAATCGGATCCGGTTTCTATCGGTGGTCTCGCCAGTCGGCTATCGGGGATACGGCGGGTTCGTACGAGTGGGCCGGGACTGCGTCTGATGGAACGCCCGTCCCGATCAACTTTGATCTCAATGCGTCGGCAGTAGTGACGACGGCAAGCGTCGTCACTACGTCCGGGTCCACGCGCAAGCAAGTCCGCCGCGACGTCCTCGCCGACCTCGGCGACATCCTGATCCTGACCGCGACCGGCGACGGTACGGACGTGACCCTGATCGACACCGACAACCTCTACGGCGAGGTGGACGCGTACCGTGGGCGCGAAGTGCGCTTCACGGGCGGGACCGCCGGGAACCTCGGCGAGATCCGCTACGTGACCGGCTCTTCCGCCAGCCAGCGCGCGATCGGGTGGGGCGTGGCGTTGCCGGCCGACACCGCGACCGGCGACGAGGCGGAGCTCGTGAACACGCGCGGGCTCGGCTTCCGCTCGCTGGACGTGGACCGCACCATCGCGCGCGCGCTCCGCTCCCTGGCGGGCGATTCGCGGGCGCTCTTCCCGCTCGAAGCGGAGACGGAGACGTTCGCGCGCGGCACGGGTATCGCTATCCCCGCTACCTTCCGAACCGTTGAGGACGTGCTGTGGCAGGAGCCCGACGATGAGGCGATCTGGCACGCCATCCCCAAGGCCAACCGCGCCGAAGGACAGGGGTGGTGGGTCGATCGCGCCGAACGCGAACTCAAGATCACCGGCCGCCCGGCGCTGCGCTCGGACACCATGACCGTCAAGATCATGGGCTTGGGTGTCCCATCCGAACCCAACTCCGACGACGACACGATCCCCGTCTCGCATGACTGGCTGGTGGCGGCGACGCAGGCGTTGCTTGCGCGCGCCCGGCACATGCGCATGGCGACGCCGGAGAACGAGCGCTTGATGTACGGCCTGCAGCAGGAGGCCGAACGCAAGTTGCGCCTGGCCGTCCACCCGCGCGGCCCGTTCAGCACGGAGGTGTAGGGTGTCCGACTGGGACCTCAGCCCCTTCGCCGACGAGCAGGACGCGCACGCGACCGATAGCAACGTCGACTCGCAGCCCCGCCGCGCCGATCTGGGCGGGTTGCCGATTCCGGTTCAGCCGGACGCGGGATTCGTCGACCTCGGAACGTTCGATCCCCGCTTCTCGATCGGCGATCCGAGTATGGACTCGGACAAGTACCTCTCTGTCTGGAACCAATCCAACTGGACCGGCGGCGGGCAGATCGAGGACCTCAACGAGGCGAGCGACATCAACCGCTTCTGGTGGGGAACGGCGGACGCGCGCTTCCCGCGCATGCTTACCCTTCCGCCGGAGACGCTCCACTACACGGACGCAACCGGCAACGGCGACTTCTACCCCATCGGCGACTACGACGTGGGCGGGACGGTGCTCTTCTGGGGCGCGTTCGGCGACGAGTTGCGGTACTGGGACAAGGCCAATCTCGAGTTCACCGGGGGCGACACCCTGGCGGCGGAGCCGGTCGCCAAAGGCGTGGTCTACGACGATGAGTTGTGGATCCCCTACGGCGCCAGTGGCTACGAGACGTGGGACGGCGTGACGCTGACCGCGGCGGCATCGCACACGGGCGGGTCCGCCATCACCCCGGTCAGCTTCGTGGAGTGGGACGACAAGCTCCTTGCGCTCGAAACGGATGGGCAGGTGTCCATCTGGGACGGGAGCGCGTGGACGAGCCCGGCCGGGTACAAGCTCAAGGGCAACCGCACGCCGCGCCACCTTGTCGTCTGGTGGAACCCGGAGCGGCAACCGACGGTCTACGTCATCACGAGCCGCGACGTCTGGGCGCTTGATCCCATCTCCGAGGTGATGTACCGCACGGGCCTGCGCTTCCCGGTTCATCCGGACCACGGGCGCGGCGCGGCCGCGTGGCGCGACGACAGCCTCTATGTCAGCACGGGCGTCGGTGGGCATCAGTTGTCGCTCGGCGGGGTGGTCAGTCCGTGGGGATTGGACCGCGATTACGGCCTGCCGGGCGAGTTCCGCGGGGTCATCGTCGACCTCGAGCCGGAGTACAACGGCTTATTGGCTTTGGTGCAGGGGCTTGGTTCGGTCACGATCGGGGCGGACGAACAGAGCGAACCGATCATGGAAGAGACCATGCTCTTCGACGGCGGCATGGTCGTGCCGGTGGCGAGCGCGCAGGCGCGGTCCACGTTGCAGCGCTGGACCGGGACCGGCTGGCACACCGTCTGGGCAAGCCCGGGCGCGACGGGTCTGCCGACGCGGGTCATGGTCAGCGAGGCTGACGGCGAGTACCGCCTCTGGTGGGGCTACGGCGAAGCCGCCTACACCCAGATTCTCCGGCGTGGGTTCCACAACCCGAAGCAGGGCGCGCGCCTGGGCATCGACCGGTTCGAGCAGAGCGCGTTCCTGCTGACCGGCCGCTTCGACGCCAACATGGCGATGTTCAAGAAGCTGGCGAGCCACGTCGAAATCAACCTTGATCCCGACGGCAGCGCCGGCACGCTGGAGATCCGGTATCGCACCGACCGCACCTATCCCGACTGGGAGACGCTCGGCACGGTCAGCGGGACCGGCTTCAAGGTGCTCCCGTTCGGGGTGGACGATCAGGGGTTCTCGCGTGGGCTCACCTTCCGCTGGATCGAGTTCGGCTATTACCTCGCCTCCACAAGCGCGCTGGAAACACCGATCGTCAACTGGATCTCGCTCAAGTTCTTGAAGGTGCCGCTCCACAACAAAAGCTGGACGCTCAACGTGCCGATCTTCCGGACGGAGGAGTGGAACGGCGTGGGGCCGCGCCAGCTTGCCGATCATCTCAGCGACCTCGCCTCGAGCGAGGAGTTCTACACCCTCAAGGATCAGGACACCGTCAACCGGGTGCGCGTGGCGCAGGTGATGGGCTCCAACCGGACGGGCAAGGATTTCAGCGGCATGCGCCGGGTGAGCATCATCGGCATGCCGTTGCCGGAGAGCGAGGGGACCGATGGGTAACACCCCGATCCCTCAACTCAAGATGCCGGCGACCACGGTCCGCCCGCCGCGCCTACGCAAGCCGCCGGCACTGCCGACCGGCCCGCGCCTCTACCGGATGGTGCGCACCAACCAGATCAGCTACGGCGGGCCGGGGCGCATGCCGGCGGAGTTCGACGCGGCCGCGCAGTCCGAGAGCGAGTGGATCTGGTACTGGGCGAGCAAGCGCGCGCTCGATCCGGACGACGATCCCCGCCAGCCGCCGTACACGGGCGGACGCCTGTGGTCGTACCAGAGCCCGGAGCTTGGCGAATACAAGCGGGAGAAGGGGTCCGCGATCGTGGACTTCCTCTACCAGTTGTCCTGGCCGTTCCTGGCGGTGCGGATCCAGACCTACCGCTTCCACCTCGCGGTCGATTCGCTCAAGCAGGAGTCCGACTTCCAGCAGCTTGTCGCGCTGGCGGGGAACTTCGACGTCGTGGATGTGTTTGAGGAGGACTACATCGACGACGCGACCGGAGAGACCGCCATCGTCATGGTCAAGGAGACGCTCGGCCTGATCCGGCGGGAATCACCGCTCACGGCCGGAACCGTCCAACTCGTGCGCAACGCGCTGCAAAGGTAGGGCGATGTCACTCAACCTTCGGCCACAACTTGCGATTGACGATCTTCTGGATGGTGACTTGGGCGACACCAAACTCGCGGGCGAGCATGGGGAGAGTGACAACGCGCGGTCGGTATCGCGCACGGATCTCGCGCACTTGATCCTCGGTCAGTTTGATATGCCCGCGCCACCGGCCTCGGATCATACGATCGTCGCAGTTGTCTTGATGTGTTCCAGCGACGAGGTGGCGAGGGTTGCAGCACGGCGGGTTGTCGCATGTGTGCCGGATGACCGGTTCTTTTGGATGGATGGGGCCATAAGCCAGTACGTACGCAACCCGGTTAGCTCTCAGGTCGAACGCCTTGCCGTTGTGGTGGGCGGTGAACTTCCCGTATCCGCGGGGGCTTCTTCCTGCCAACCAAGGCCAACAGGAATCCGGTCCACCGGACCGATCAACCTTGCGCCAAAACCGGTCAATGTCCCTTGGAGTAAACTTGTCGAGCATTGCAGATCCTTCCTGCGGTGCCGCGCCCCCGGCTGTTCGAGCAGCGTGGGGGTTTTCTCTGTTCCAATGATACCGGTCGCCGTGCTAGCGTACAAAGGGGGTCCTTGATATGTCGGGAATTATAGCGCTCAGGGACTACATCCGGGACGCGGCCGGCGCCGGGATCAACGGAGCGTCGTGGGTGCTCAAACGGCTCGTGGACGACACGACGCTTTCGTCCGGATCCACAGCTTCGGACACGGACCCAAACACATCCATTGCCGGCATGTTGCAGGCTGACGAGACAACCGTTGGGTATCCTGGGAGCGTCAAGTACGTCGTGACCGACAGTCTCTCGGGCGCGGTGCGGGAGCACACCAGCAAGAGCGTCGGCATCGTGGGGCCGTGGCGCACGGTCGACATCCCGCGCGGCTGGCGACTCGGTGGGCTTGGGGTCGTGCCCGGGATCAACAACCAGCTCGAGGTGACGACGAACGGCACCAACATGGTCATCTCCGTGGCGAGCGGCGAGTACCTGGCGACGCTGGGGGAGGCGGGGTTGCTCTACGCGTGGCCCGCCGCGCGCACCCTGACCGCCGACACCGCCGACGCGACGAACCCCCGGATCGACACCGTGGCGCTGCGCTTCTACCCGCCCGGGGTGGAGCAAGAGGGACGAATTGACTTGGTGCTGGTGAAGGGCACCGCGGCCTCGTCGCCGTCGGCGCCGAGTCTCACGCAGAACCTCGCGACCTACTGGGAAGAGGCGCTCGCGGACGTGCGCGTGGACGCGGGCGTGACCTCGCTCGCATCCAACAAGGTCACGGACCGGCGGCGCTACTGCTTCCTCTATCCCTCGGACGCGGTGGCGGGCGACACGTTCTATGTCGACGCCAACGGCAAATTCGCGCGACTGGCGAAGGGCACGAGCGGGCACTTCCTCAAGCAGGGGGCGGCGATTCCGTCGTGGGCGGCGCTGGCGAGCGCGGACATCTCCGATCTCGCGGAGTTCATCCGGGACACGATCGGCACGGCGCTGGTGGCGGGCAGCAACGCGACTGTGACCGTCAACGACGCGGGCGACACGATCACCATCGCCGCGACGGCTACGGGCGATGTCACCGGCCAGTCCAGTTCGGTCGACTCGGAAGTGGCGCTCTTCTCCGGCACGGGCGGCAAGACGATCAAGCGGGCGAGCGCGTCGGGCTACGCCAAGCTGGCGAGCGGCGTGCTCTCCGCGGTGAGTTTCGCGCGCGCCAAGTTCGGCTACGGCTACCGCAGCAGCACGGGCGCGAACATCACGAGTACGACCGGGACCAACCTGGGGTCACTCACCTGCTCGGTGACGCTGGACTCCGGGTACACGTGGGACCTCGTCGCGTTCGGTTCGATCAACGCGAACGCGCCGGCATCCGACTACATCTATGCCACCTGCCGCGTCGACGGCGACACGATGACCGACTGGACGGACACCGGCACGGCGTCCGGCGAGCGGGCGCTCGGGTTCGTTGGCGTCAAGGAGGGCGTGTCCGGCGACGGGTTGAGCCATTCCGCGAACGCGGTCGTCAAGGTGGGCAGCGGCACCGGTTCGGTGAACACTGGGTACATTGTACTTATTGCAATACCGAGGGCGCCGTAGCCATGAGCATGCGCTCGCGCGTCATTGCCGCGCTCAAATCCCTCCCGACCGCAAGCCGGGAGCAGCGCGGCGTGCTCGTGTTCAAGCACAACGACGGGAGCGATGACGAGCTCTACGTCGGACGGCGGCTGAGCGGCGGATCGTTCGAGCTCAAGCAGTTGACGGCGGCGCAACCGCTGGACGCGGAGTTGACCGCGCTGGCCGGGCTCACGAGCGCGGCGAACAAGCTCCCCTATTTCACTGGGTCGGGGACGGCGGCGCTGGCCGATCTCACGGCGTACATCCGCGGGTTGCTGGACGACGCTGACGCGGCGGCGGCGCGCACGACGCTTGGCCTCGTGATTGGCACGAATGTCCAGGCATGGGACGCCGATCTCGACACGTGGGCAGGCAAGCCCGCGCCCACGGGCACGGTGGTCGGCACAAGCGACACGCAGACGCTCACGGCAAAAACACTCACCGACCCCATTTTGGACAACCATCTGCGCACAAATACGACCGTGCCGACGTACACCCTGCTTGCCGCCGCGGGAGCAACAGCGACGGCCGCGATCGCGGGGACCGACGTCGCTGGTCTGATCGAGGTGGTCCCGGGCGGGGCGGGTATTACGACGGGATCGTTCGTACAGATCAACTTCGGCGCGTCGTACCCGGGGTCAAGTTACTCGGTTGTCATCACCCCCGCGAGCAGTTCGGCGCGCGCGCTCGGAGGGGTTGTCGGCCCAACATCCAGGTCAACGACCGACTTCGACCTTGCGACCGCGACGGCGCTCACGAGTGGATCGACCTACCAGTGGTTTTACCAAGTGATCTACTACGGGTAGATGGGAGCACGACTCTCATCGACGCTGCACAATCGATCGAGCGGATGACCCATCGCCCGTTCTGACTGGTCAAGGGCAGAGCAACGGGCCGACAGACCTTCGAGGACTGGAAAGCGGGCGCGGCGATGTGGAGTGGGATCGGGACTGGCTGTGGCGACTAGTGGCACCGATAACCGCCGGGGTGTGGTGGCTGATGCGACGGGGGGCTTCGCCCCAATCCACGGGCATCTTGCGTCGGTTCCTCAACATCCTGGGGGCCTACTACGATCTGACCATGGTGATGCGCGCGGCGGGTATCAACCCGTTTCACCCGGACGCGGTGGCGCAAACGCTGGATCAGATTGCGGCGTGGAGAAGCCGACCACCGTGCTTGGACGATTCGCCTCCTGGCGATGGCGCAAGCTCGGCTACCCCCTCGAGTTTGCCCATCACGCCGGCGTCCGGTTCGAACGCGGGGAGGCCGCCGATCCCGCCGTTGTAAGGCGGGCGCGGGCGGATCTCGTCGACCTCTTGGGGCACGAGTGATGTCGTACGAGAACTACCGCGACCTCAACGGCGCGCTGAATCTCGTCTGCGCCTTCGCCATGTTCGCGATGGGCGGCTGGTTGCTGTGGCGCGGCGGGCACGAACGCCCGTGGTGGCGCCCGATCCCGGGCCGGATCGTGGTGGGGTTGGCGATCGTGGTCTACGCCATCGCCCGGATCGAAGAGGGGTTCTGGCGGGTGATCGCCACGGACGGCCCCGGGCAGGTGGGGAAGCGCGTCAACGACTGGAACACCGTGATCCTGCTGGCGGCGGCGGCGGTGCTCTTCGGGTGGAGCGTCGTGCGCTTTCTGCGCAACGACCTCGAGCGGCGGGCGGGGGACTGACGCAACCCGTGTATCGCCTGCTATGCTAGCGGGAGATACGGTCCCATGATGGAGGTTGAGGTGCGAGACCCACTGCCGCTGAAAACCGTCCCCGCCCCCGCGAAGCTCGTCAGAAAGCGGCGCATCGTCGCGACCAAACTCCTGCTCAACCCGAACACTGCCGCCGATGAGCTCTGGGGGTTGATCGACGGCCTGCAAGATGAGGACTGGGTGGTGGAAAGCGCGGACCTTGTCCAGCACGGCGATGGGCACTTCTACGGCATCGCCTTCCTGAGCAAGTCGTCGTGATAACCGCCGACAGCCCGATCGTCGGGCGCCCCACCGGATCCCTGGACGCCGCGCTCGAGTACGGCGGCACCGACAACGCCGAGTACATCCGCGAAGTGTGGCGGTTGTCGCTGGCAGCGAAGATCGACCCGGCAATCGTCATCGCGCAATGGGCGCATGAGACGGCGGATGGCACGTCGCCGCGGTGGACCACGAACCGCAACCCGGCAGGGCTTGGCATCGAAGCGGACACTGATGCAGACCCGTCGACGTGGACACAGACCCAAGCCGCCGTTGCGCACTTCTGGGCGCTTTGGTTCCTGGTGAAGGACATCGCCGAGTTCATCGGGGTATCTCCGGGGCGCGAGGACGATGGGTTTGTCATCCGCTGGCACAACAAGACGAAGGACCCGAATTACCCGCACCCCGTCCTTACCGTCGCCCATCTGCAAAAGCGCTATGTCGACAAGACCGGCGAGCCGCAAGCCGTGTGGGCGTGGGACGAGCGCTACACCGAAAAGCTGATCGCCAAGCACCGCGCCATCTTCGGCACAGATGGCGCCGTTCCTGTGCAGGACGGCGCCGACAATGCACAGAACGGAGCCAACGTGACCGACACCCTGGTTTTCGGGAACGGCGTCCCGTATCCGGACGTCGTCCAGTCGCACCTCCCCGCCAGCAATCCCTACGTCAAGACGGCCGGCGCGCCGATGGTGCCGGACATGGTGATCTGGCACCGCGCCCTCGGCTCGTGGAGCGGGACAAATACCTGGTTCCACGGCGGGAACGCCGCCACGATGTACGGCATCGCCGTCGCGGCGACGGATGGCGCGGACAAGGCGGGCAAGATCTACGAATGGATCGAACCCCGCTCCGGCTGGTACGGCGAGAGCTCCGGCCCGGCCAAGGCCCCCTACGGCGACGGCGCCCTCTTCGTGCAGGAGGTGGGCGTCCACAGCGTCAACCGGCGCAGCATCGCGATCGAGATGATGGGCAACTACAACACCCCGCTCGATCCCAAGAGCCGGGCGGCGCTGGTGGCCCTGACCGCCTACTGGGCGGACCAGAAGGGGATCCCCTGGCATCAATTCCCGATCGTGCCGGGGACCAACGGCCGCTCCTTCGTGGGTTGGCACCAAGAGATCTGCGGGCCGGCCGAGAAGGTGTGCCCGGGCGAAGTGGTGATGGCGGAGACGCCCGCCCTGATCGCGCAGGTTGCGCAGGTGCTCAAGCACTATCAGACCTTCTCGCCGGAACCAAAGCCGCCGGTCTACGCGCTGCCGGTGCTGCCGGACTGGTGGGAGGGCCACCTCGCGCAGTCGTGGCCGTCGACCGCGGACTTCAACGGGCTCCGCTACCGCGCGCTCCGCTTCCGGGCCGAAGCCTTGAAGGGCGCGGTCCGGCGCTCCGAGCCGAGCGCCACGGCGCCGAAGTCTGGACCGAACCTGCTGGTGCGGGAGAAGGTCTTTGTCGAACGCGTGCTGCAGACCCAAGTTGCCGGGAAGAACGGCAAGGTCGCGTGGAAGAAGTGGTACGTCACCAACGACGGTCACTACCTCGCGGCGACGTCGCTCGATCCGGACGCGTGGTCCAAGCCACGGTAGCGGCCATGGAGACGCAGGAGCAGTTCGAGCAACGCGTCTGCACGAGCAAGATCCCGTTCACCTCGCGGCGGGAGGCGGCGCTTGCGGCGCAATCGATGCAGCGGCGGGGCAAGGACCCGGTGGAGCCCTACCGATGCCAGTTTTGCGAGCAGTGGCATCTTGGCCACCGGCTCTCGAGGAAGGAGAAGCGGGCGAGGAAGCAAGCGAGATTGGCGGCGGCGACATGAACACGATCGTTCCGTTCCCCGGGGTGCAGTGGCCGCCCGACCCGTGGGACGAGCAACCACCCATACCGGCGGGATTGGCCCCGACGGACATCGTGCGGATCGCGAACATGGTCCGCTACCTCCAGGAGCATGAGATCGGTGGAGTATCAGGTTCAGTGCATCAGACGGCGGGACATGGGCGAACTGACGGAGGACAAAGGGACGGAGAGCATGACCGAGCTCCAAGGTCATTGTCCGCCCGGTTCGTTCGGGCACACCGGGCGCGCCAGGCTCTTGCTCGAGTTCTCTACCGCTGTGCCCGTGCCCTTGATGGAGGTCGGGAAGACCTACCGCGTGACGATCGAGGAGATCCCCGATGAATGAGTTGTTGCAGGCGATGGCGATCATCGTCCCGTTCGTGATCGGCCTGACCGAGATGGCGAAGCGGACCGGGAAGCTGCCCGATCGCTACGTCCCGTTCGTGTCCGTGGCCTTGGGCGTTGCGCTGGCGTTCCTCATCGCGCCGGCGCTCGTGTGGCGTGATGAGGTGGTGGCGGGGATCATGGCCGGATTGTCGGCGAGCGGACTGTGGAGCGGCACGAAGGCGGTCGCTGGACGGTGAGCGTCCGTGTTGTGCGGGATGTGACGTGCCCGGGCTGCGAGAATCGCTCATTTCCGGAAGTCAATGGCAGGCTCGCTCCTCAACTTAGTCGATTCCTTTGCTCTACCTGCAACGGGATTGGCACCAGCCCGGAGTCCGTGACGTGTGCGGGGTGCAAGTTCTGGGTCCAGCGGGAAGCCTATGGCAAATGCAAGTACCTGGGATGTTCTTGGGATGAGGAGTCTGCGAACGCTCACGGCCTGTCATTCGCCTGCGCCGCGTGGGAGCCAAAGGAATGAGCGTCCGCCGCATCTACCACTTCGAGGCGACGTGCGACGGCTGCGGGATGACCGAGCGGTACGAGGGCGAGTTGTGGGCGATCCCGGACGGCTGGACGGGATTCAAGACCGTCTCCTACAACGGCCGCGCCGTCCTGGGCGAGCGCCACTACTGCCCGTCGTGCAAAGACACGGTGCAGGTGCCGGAGCTAGTTGACACGGACGAGGCATCGGTTTAGATTCTAGCCGTGTCACTGATGCGGGGTAGAGCAGCGGTCAGCTCGTGGGGCTCATAACTCCAAGGTCCCGGGTTCGAATCCCGGTCCCGCTACCACAAGGAGCGACGATGCGCATTTTTGTTGGACGCCGATTTGTCGCGCTCTATCCGATGTCAGCGCTGGGGGCAAAGCCCTGGCACACGCGATTTTCCATCCGCCGGTCTCCGCTTGGCGGGTTCGACATTTACGGGTACGTCTGGGGGCGAGGAGTCATCGGCCGCGCCGGCACGGCGTTTTCCTAAATCGAATTGCCTCCGTAGCTCATCTGGCAGAGCGAGGGCCTTCCAAGCCCAGGGGCTCGGTTCGAGTCCGAGTGGAGGCTCCGGGCGAGTTGGTGTATCAGGACGCATATCCCCTGTGCGAGCACGGCGGTTGCGCGGGCGTGTTCGCAGAGGGGAGGACAGGTGGTTCGAATCCACCCCGCCCGACCAGACACCCAATTGATACGCCGGTCAATCCGGCGGCAGAACGGCGGTCAGAGCAGTGGCCGCCGTTCTGTTTTGTGGGAGGGCATCATGGCGAAACCTGAGCCATCGTGGGGAAAGTCCAACGCGTCGTATCTGCGCTACGAGATGGGTCGGCTTGCCGAAGAGGACGAGCGAATCGAAAGCGACGCTCCGGACGTGTTCGCGGGGAAAGACGAGACGCGCGCGACACCGCCGAGTAAATCACGACGGGACAAGCGGAAACTCCCGAGGCCGGGCAAGAATGAGCCAGAAATCACTCACGAAGAGATGGAAGGGATCCGGTGGCCGAAGGTTGAGACGCTGAACGATCTTGCGCACCGGGAGTCCGTTCGGAAGCAGTTGTATCTTGCGTGTCGCCGTCGTGGTTGTCACAACTGGCGGGCATACATCAGCGAATGGGACAAGCGCAGGCATCACATCTGCGCTGACTGCGGCGAAATCACATAGCCACTCTATCCGTGTGTTGTGATCCGATCTTCGGGAATGAACGGACCTAACCCACGGATCGCAGACCCTTCCCCCAGCGTGGCACGGGCGTGAGCGTGCCGGGCAGCAGGTGCCGGATCGGGCCGTGGTAGCGGATGGCGATGCCGTCAGCCGAGACGATCGCCACCCCCAGGTCCGTCAACAGTCCGCGGAGGTCATCTCCGGTCGCCCGCGCGATCAACGCGCGTACGGTCGACAGCCGAGCGGCCGCCGCATGGATCGCGGGCTCGTCGGGCGGGACGGGGAGCGCGGCGCGGTCGCGCTCGATCGCCGCCAGTGACTCCTTGAGCCGGGCATCCTCTTCGTCCATCACCTCCCACGGCAGCACGCCGGTCGCGTACCGTTCGTGGCTGCGCCGCCAGCGGGCGTGTGCGTCCGCCTCTCGTTGATCCAGATCCTCGCGACGCTTGGCGACGGCGGTCCCGCCGATCTCCGCGTGCGCCATGGCGATGGCGGCCGCCGAGGTGCGCATGTCGCCGAGATCCGCGATCAGGCAGCGGGTGACGGCCTCCTCCGCCAGGTGCGCGCCGATGATCCGCCGTTCACCCCGGCACGTCTTCTCCCACTGCCCCTGACAGACGAGTGACCCACCGTGCCCGGCGCTCTTCCCGGTGTGCGCGCCGTAGTACATCCGCCGTGTCTGTCCGTCGTCGCAGGCGTGGCAGATCAGCCCCTCGAGCCAGGAGTCGATCTGCCCGCGCCGGATCACGGGCGCGCGCGCAAACCGTTGCTGCAGACGGTCCCACGTCTCGCGATCGAGGATTGCCCACTCGGGGTTGTGGTGGACGACAACACCATGATGAACGATGTCGCCGGCATAGATGGGGGATTGGAGGATGCGGCGGATCGTGGTCGGGCGCCAGCGGCCGCCGCGGGGACCGGGACCGCGCCGGTTTAGATCGTCGGCGATGACCGCCAGGGGTTCGTTCGCGAGGACGCGTGCGGCGAGATGGCGAACGAAGTCCGCGCCGTCCGGATCGATCGAGGGTTGGCCGGTCTCGCGTTCGTAGCGGGTGCCGTTGGCGCGGGTGACGGTGATGCGGTGGGGGCGGCGGTAGCCGATCGGGGTTGTGCCGAGCGGGAAGCCGCCGTCTTTGGCGCGGCGGGCGAAGGCGCTGCGGAGGTGGCCGGACATCTCCGCCTTGGTCTTGGCGTGCATGAGACCGTAGATGCCGCGGAAGAACGGATCGTCAACGCCGCTCTCGATCTGGGAGACAAGATGTTGGACGCCGCGCTTTTGCAGATCCCGCCAAGTCAGTTCTTGGAGAATGTGATCGCGGGCGAAGCGGGAGAGCGACAGCACCCAGACGACATCGGCGCGCTCACGCTCCGCCACATCGAGGAGTTCGCGCAGACCGGGGCGGCTGGGGTCATCGCCGCGCAGATCGTGATCGGCCACGACGGCGACGGGGAGCGCGTCGTGCTGGTCGCACCACTGCTTGAAGACATCCTCTTGCCCGCGCAGGGAGAGACTCGTTTTCTCGTCTTCACCCGGGCGCTGTTCGCTTTGCCTTATGTATCCGATGGCGCGGCGGCGTTCGGTCATGGGAAGAGCATGCCGCTCCACGCGTAGAGCAGCGTCAAGGCGACCCCGGTGAAAAGACTGGCGGCGAAGCACAGGATTGCCACGCCGCCCGTGCTCACGCCGCGCCCACGATCAGCCGGTAGACGAAGCGGACAACGGCCGCAATGACAAGCAGCCCAATCGCTCCGGCAATCAGGTTGTAGAGCGCGTCGCTGCGCCCCTCCGCGACGCGGCCGGCCGCGGCGAGCAGGATGATCGTGCTGACCAGCGGCCAGCCGTGCAGGAACCTCGTGGCGCTCACGCACCGGGCCTCCGTTTCAATGACCGGACCATCTGCCGGATCGCGGACAAGTCGTGCATGTCGAGGTCGCGCAGCTCGTCGATGAGCGAGGCGATGACCGGATCATCGGCGGTGGCATCGTCGATCGCGCGCACCGTGCGCCTGGACCGCGCGATGCTGCCCGCGTCATAGAGATCCGCCACGTCCAGGGTCAGCGCCTCCGCCAGCCGGAGCAGGTGCTCACGCCGGGGCAGATCGGTTTCGTTCCGCTCGATGTTGCTGATCCACCGCTGGCTCATCCCCACGCGATCAGCGAGCTCCACTTGTGTGAGTCCAAGTTCCAGGCGCGGAGCGCGGACGAGATCACCCAGCGCCGAGGTAGGCGGCGTGACGTTGACGTTCGGGGGTTCTGCGATGGCGTTCATGTCGATCCTCCTGTTGTGGTCATACCCCGCCGGGTGGGGCGACCATGCGAATGCTAGCGGGGGTATTGACAAAGTGGAAGGCTTAGCCTAAGCTAGCGGAACAAACGATATGCCCAAACGGAAAGGCGGAGATGGATGGCGGGGGAGGAACGGGACGATGTGATCGATACCGATTCAGCCGCTAGCGTGCTGGCTGACGCACTGGACCGGTTCGCGGCCCGGGTGCTTGCCCGGGCGGCGACGGAGGAGCACGCGTCCGCGCAGGACGCGGCGTAGGACGGGAGGGCGCATGACTGCCGTTGCGGAGGGAACCCGGACGATGACCGGACGGCATCCCCGCACCAAGGAACCGATCCCCG